CGTAGGGGTTACAGTGATCAAGAAGGCTGTTCCCCCAGCATGAGTCTTTGTCATTGCACTTCGATAGAGATGACTGCTGCGATTACTCAACATTTGAGTAACTCGTTCGCGCAATTTTTGGTAGCGGGCCGCTTGCGCGGGTCTGGTCCTCAATCGGGTTTACACTCGATTGAGGGCTAGGCATAGCCTAGGCTGGTCTGATTTGTAGCAGAGTGTAAAGTTTCGCCCTAGGGCAAACCTCTACTACAGTTAATAACGCCGTGAGGCGTAGCGATACATCCGCTATGCGGTGTGTCCATGTAACTTGGAGTAATGATATGACCGTCAAAAACCATACAGTGGGTAGTCCTAACGGACCCTACTGGGAGCATCTTGTCCAGAACGGCACTGACACACCCTATTTGATGCGGAAAATGGGCCTTTGGCCTATTAATCCGTATACATCTCTTAGAGAGGGTCAAATGCAGAACTGGAGCTCTATGGTCTACAGTGATGGAAATCCTGTAGCCGGCGGTGCCGGATATGGCCTTAAGTCATTCATTCAGGTATCTCATTCCGCGGCACAGTGGCCTGCGGAAACGGATGTCCTGTCCAAGCTTCACGAGAAATGGAAGAATTCCGATATTAATCTCGGAATGTACTTGTCTCCTGAAGGCCGTGAGTCCGTCCAGATGATGACCACCGGTTTGATGAAGATATCCAACGGAGCTCGGTCCCTGAAACGGGGCGACTTCGGTGGTTTTCTTCGCAACCTGAACGAATTACCTAGGTCGGCGCGTAAGCGCTCGGCTCGGGCATTCGAACAAGGTGATCTGTCTGGAAGTTTCTTGGCAGCCCATTTAGGCTGGGAACCCTTAATCAAGGATATCTATGCCGCTAGCGATATTGACCCCCCGTATGAGGGGCCGACTCGCATCCGGGCATCCAAGAAGAGAGCGTACTATGAAAATGTAATCCCTTCGGGGAATACATCCATTCCGCACTCACTCAAGGTTTATGCAAACAAGTCCCAGGTGACCATCATAGTTGATATTGAGCGTCCGCCCACCTTTTCTCAAAGGTTTGGTATGGATAATCCGTTTCTGATCGCATGGGAACTCGTTCCTTTGTCGTTCGTCGCGGATTATTTTTTACCAATTGGCTCCGTAATAGATAACATGGGATTTATCTCAGGTATCTGGGGCTCAAAGGGTCTCCGAAAGGAGTACGCAGAATTCGGTTATCGAGCCGAAATTCAGCGTAACACGTTACTCAATCGCAGTTATGGATGGTACAACAAGGAGGAATGGTTCGATCAGCAATGGTCGAAATCATTCTCCCGTTCACTCTGGTCTCCATCTTTTGGTGATCCATTTAGGAACGTCAACCTGACGTTGCCAACGAGCTTGATGAAACTCAGCACGTTAGCATCACTTACACACCAACGTCTGCTCTCGCTTAACAAGCGTTAGTAGCTTAAACGGAAATTTCAACTATGCCGCAAATTGCGTCGATTACCGTCAATGACGGTCAGGCAACTCCCGTTCCGCACGTTTTCAATCCAGTTATGTCCGTCCCTCCGACTTATCGTCGGAACGGCGTATCTGGTCAGGCAGCTATTGCGAATGAGCGTCTGCTCATCCAAACTGTCCTGGCGAAAACCGCGAATGGGGTCAACCGAGTCCAAATGGAGTTGGTTGTGCCTGTAGTCGAAACCCCGGCCGGTGGTTCAGCTTCCGGTTACGTTGCCCCTCCGGCAATAGCCCACGAGATGCGTGTGAAGGTAGAATTCTTCCTTCATCAGCGTAGCGAGAAACAAGCCCGTAAGGACTTGCGGACGCTCCTGACCAACCTCTTGAGCAATGCTCAAGTGGCTGCCGCCGTCGACGATCTGGAAGCACCTTACTAAAGGTCACCCATGATTGTCTATGCCAGCTGGTTGCTGGTTCTCACCATATATGCGCTCTGCGCTATAGGGGGCTATATGCCAAAACCTAGTCGTAAGACTGGTTTTCCTACTTTCTTCGATAAGAAGAAGCAGGATCTCGTGATGTTATGTATCATTGATACGATCGCGAGGGAGGGGGTTCGTTATCCGTCGGTCCTGCGTGCTTGCACCCAGGCTCGTCAGCTGATAAACCGCCCTGACCTCTCCTTGTTCAAGAAACTTATGTCTACAGACTGCTTAATGGCATCCTGTGAACACGAGTATTACCTTCTTGCCCAGACGCTTGCTCTTTTTAAGAAGCGCGCTGATCTGGACTTAGGTATAGACAAGGCTGAGGTAGCGTTAGGTACATTCCTGGAGTCTGAAGCTATTTGTCGAAAAACGAACAAATTCCTTGTAACTCGTGACGCGCCCCGTTCTGGGGAGCGCGCTGCTCTGATTCTACAGATGCAGCGGAAAATTTCACAAGTTTTGGGGGATTTGCCACGTATTGACGATTTAGCCTCGGGCTTCGGTCCAGGTACTAACGTTGGTTGTTCTAAGAACACCAGTGTCAGACATAAACTGAATTCTGACATCACCACTACTGAAGGTGCGGGTCGTTACGCTGTAACGTCCGCCGCCAATTTCCATGCTTGGCCCGGGTTAATGAAACCCGTGGTTGTACGCGGAAGTTATTGGACTTCAGTTCCCAAGACAAGTCTGACCGACAGAGGCATTAACGTCGAGCCGATCCTCAACTCCTTCTTCCAGAAGGGGATTGGATCAGCTATACGTCATCGCCTCAAACGCATCGGTATTGACCTGACTGACCAAACCGCTAACCAGCGGTTGGCTCGGAAGGGTTCTCTTACGGGATCACTCGCGACTATCGACTTGTCGATGGCCAGCGATACTGTTGCTTACCTTCTGGTAATGCAACTGCTCCCGACGGACTGGTTTGATGCATTGGACAGTGTCCGCTCCCCAATTTGCGAGTTACCTGACGGTAAACTCGTTATTCTGGAGAAATTCTCCAGTATGGGAAACGGTGCCACGTTTGAGCTAGAAAGTTTAATCTTTTTCGCTCTGTTACACGTGGTTTGCTGCAGTGACGAAGAAAGAACAATCTCCGTTTATGGAGATGATCTAATTTGTCCATCCGATTGCTACGACCGCGTCGTTGACGCGCTTGAGCTGTTAGGTTTCACCCCAAATGAGGAGAAATCCTTCGGGTCTGGACCTTTTCGCGAAAGTTGCGGCAAGGACTATTGGGACGGTACTGATGTGCGGCCCGTGTTCATCAAGGATGAGTTGTCTGTGAAGGAAATTTACCGCCTTCACAACTACTTTATCCGAACTGGGCGGCTTAGTTCCCTCCCCACGTTACTTCTGGACTTTGTTCAGAAGCGTGATCGTCTCTTTGGCCCTGACGGGTTCGGTGACGGTCACTTATTGTGGGAAAACGCGCCTCGCCCCGAGAGGGATAAGCGCGGTTGGGAACCCTTCCATGTTATTACTACATGGCAGGCTAAGCCTCGAGTGGTTAACGATCCATTGTCATCTGACTATGGAGCGTTTCTCTATCTTCGGACGGAGTCCGCGGATGATGGTCCTTTCAACATTATACACTACACGATCCGAGAGGGTCGTGTGTGTGCTCATGTCTCTCTTCCAGTTGATGGCGTAAGCCTGGCTGGAGAGGACACGATTTATAATGAAAGGTCCGTCAAACCGCGGTACCACAAGAAACGCATCAGGGTGCCCGTGGCACTATAGCGCTTTGCGCAAACCTTTTCCCGCTAATGCGGGTGGGCTGACCTTTGGTCTATTTAGGG